GATACTCTAGGGCTGGTCAGCTTGAAGAAAACAAAGTCGTTGACCATCCGGCATATGAACTAACTCCGCTGCCTGACGATGACATACCAGTAGATCAGATAGTTGATCAGCTGCATGGCAGATTCAAGAAACGTAAAGCCCATAAAGAAGCAAAGAAATGGATACCGATTAAGATGAAATCGGATGAACCCATTGGTTTGCTGTGGATGGGCGACCCTCACATCGATGATAACTATTGCGATTGGGATTCATTACGCTCACACCTGGCTTTAATTCAGTCTACACCGGGCTTGTTTGGCTGTAACCTAGGTGACTACCAGAATAACTGGATAGGCCGTCTAGGACGCTTATACGGCGAACAAGACACATCTCATAAAACAGCATGGCGTTTGGTTGAGTGGTTAATTCAAGAGATGAATCCGCTTATTCTCATTGGCGGCAATCATGATATGTGGTCTGGTGCTAGTGATCCCCTTAAATGGCTTGCCAGCCCTCACGCCATCTTTGAGGACTGGGAAGCTCGCGTTGAGTTGCAGTTCCCTAACGGCAGAAACTGTCGCATCCATGCCGCGCACGACATGCCGGGCCACTCCCAATGGAATGCTCTTCATGCTCAGAATAAGATGGCGCGATTCAAGAGCAATGCTTCGCTGTATATCAGTGGACATAAGCACAACTGGGCGTTGGGTCAGATCGAACTGGTGGAAGAGGAAACCACAACTTGGCTTGCTCGTGCCAGAGGATACAAATACCACGACACCTATGCGTTTACCAAAGGATTTGAACAGCAGAAGTTTGGGCAAGCAATACTTCAGGTCATTGACCCTCATAACACTAGTCCTGTTTCATGGGTACAATGTTTTGCTGATCCTCATGATGGCGCAGACTACCTTCAATATCGCAGATCGCTTCGTAAGTAATGGCTGAATAGCCAGCTATATCTAGCCAGCTGTCGGCTGATCTGTCACTTTTCATCCTTGCTATCTTTAGCAGCATCATCATGATGCCTACATCTTGTACGCTGAACCCTGTGCCTTTGTATTCTGACCATAGATTGGCAATGTTCTGTAGGTTGTGTGATGCAGTTCCGTAGTTTTGTCCACGGTTGACGACTATCTCTTGTACTTCATCAAGGAACTGTGTCTTATTCATAGCTTTGCCATCCTGTTTCAAGTGTTGTTTCTTTTGGGTAGTAGCGTTGATGGTCGTCATCAACTACATCATCAGCAAATGCATCAGGTTCAAACATGGCAGACCATTTCGCTGCGCCTTTGAGTGTCTGTTCCTTCTGATATTTTTCGTGAAAGTTTCGTAGCATTCTGCCTTTGGCGGTCAGGTTTTCATCAGCTACTTTGAATCGAGTAACTCCCATGTGTCTCTCCATAAAAAAAGGAAGGGCAGTTAGCCTACCCTTCCTTGATACTAATTGGAAGTATTATTAGAAAGGAACAACGTCATCCAATGGCTTATTAGCATTTGGATTAGGTGCAGCTGCCTGTGATGAACCGCCTTGCTTTGGCTCACGCTTGAGTGACAGGAACTTTGTACCCTTTTCTGATTCCGATCTCCATGCGGCAAGCCTCATATCCCCATCCATTGGGCCGGAATATGCTGGCTGTTTGTTGTCAGGTGTTGCGTCTTCATTCATGTAAAGAACACCAACACGTTGATATACAACAAAGACATCGCGTCCTTGCTTGTCTGTATCTGTGACAAGGGCAATAGACTTCTTGCCCTCGCCATTAAAATCCAGACTGCCTGTTAATAGCAAGCGTTGCTGTTCAAGTGGGGGGAACACCGCCCCCCGGTTTGTGTTATCATATTCCACTAGAATGCCTCCTTGTTGGCAGTGGGTTTAACATGCACGATTGTGCTACGAGATGGTTTAGATGCGTCATTAGCATCATCGTCTTCTGACGGTAGGCCGAGTGCTGATTGCAAGCCGTACCGTTTGGCATAGGTAATGCCGCTGCCCATCTTCTGTGGGTCAGTTGGGTCTTTGGAACGGATAGGTGTGCGTGATACACGCTGCTCACCAGATGGCGCGTGTATCAGCACAGTGCGTACAAACGTCATACCAGCGTCACCATTGAACTCAAAGTCAATCTCCTGAGTGAAGCAGATACCAAACTGTGTGGCTTGGTTGGCTGCGTCAATCACCGCTTCTAATGAAGCATAGTTGTTTTTGAAGTGTGGGTTCTTCGAATCTTTGCTGGCTTTGACTGCCAGCTTTTGGAACTCAAGCAATGCTTGCGCCAAATTTTGTGGGGCTGCGGATGCAGGTTTAGTTTGTTGTGCCATGATCATACCTCATTTGCTTCTGGCTTGATTGTAATGCGACAAGCACCGCGCTTGTCACGCTTGATAGTTAGTAGGTCACAGAACACTTCACGTTCATCATCCATGATTAGTGACTTTAGTTCTTTCTTGCATGCTTCATGCTCTTTGGCTTTGGCTAGCGTAAGTACATAGTCATGCGCTAGTGACATGAAGTGATTGTCGTTATTGGCATCTCTGGCTTTGAGGCCATCGATCTTAACCTTCGACCAGTCAATCTTCCATGTATCTACATCATGACTAGGCTCGGTCTTGCTTGTGACCAGCTGCCAGAACTCCTGACAACGCTTGGCAACTACATCAAAGTAGTCTTGGTCAAACTCGATACGAGCATACTCAATCTCATTGCCAAAGATTACTGTAAGGTACGCGCTGTCAATCTTGGACAGTGCCATGTACAGCTGCACCTGCGGCATGTATGTGTCTAGCATGTCAGACATTGATCTGTTGCTGCTGGTGTGTTTGGCTTCGATGATTGATGTGATGCCATCTTCTGATACAGCGATGCCATCAACTGTACCCTTGAATGGCACACCATGTATGACTTCTCTGAACTCTTGCTGCGCCATTACCTCTGACCCATCAACACCACCATGCCCTGTATCCTGACAGAACCAAGCAATGTTAAACGCTTCAGTGTATGTACCTAGCCTGACTTTGAAGATGTGATCAAGCTCGACAGGCTGCTGCTTGCCCATCTTGACCATCCACAATTCATGCCAGTTACCACGCATAATATCGTACAGGTCTGACCCGCCGATAAATCCTACTCTATTCATGTTACCTCCTATGCCTATGGTGGTGTGACTTCGCGGTGAAATTTTGGATGTAGTCACACCACCTATCGACCAGACTAGCCGTCACAAGTTACATCCAAAACATGCTGCATTATTGCACACAAACTTATGTATTGTAAATAGTTATCGGAACCTTGAGTGGGCTACGATCTTTTTGATTAGGCCATCCACATCGATGGGCTGGCCTAATCTTTCTTTTCTAGTGACGAAGTATTGCAGTGAAGCGATGGCTGGCTTGCCCCGATCATGACGCCACTTAGAAAGTTTTGTGGCATCGGCAATGAAACTATCCACAGTATAACCCAGAGCAAGCAGCTTAGAAGCAAGATGTTCTTGACGCATGTCATAACGAAACCCCTTTCCCCAAATGCTATTGACTAGCTCCTGATACTTTAAGCATAGCTCACGTTCATCATTGTCCATTGTAGTTTTCTTTTGACCACATCACCAGCTGCTGTCTGCCAGACTTGCCTTTGCGTTTTGTTCCATCAACAATAACAAGCCCTTTTTCTTTAAGCTGTTTGTACCGTGCTGTTACTGTACTATAACCGTAATACTCCAAAACAAACAGAACTTGGTCAGAGATTGCCCCCTCTTTTCCGTATCTTTTTATTACCTCTAATACTTTACGTTCCATGCGATTAGCATCAATTTGTTCAGCAGCTGCGTGACTTGTAGATGGATCGTCATTGCGCACTAACTTGTATGCTGGTGTTGGTAAGTTAAGTTCTGGAAACTCTGCCTTTGGCATTCCCATTGATTCAAATAGATCATTCATGCAAACCTCCTTACTTGTTGCATATATGCAGTATACATATCCTGTTGACAAACTCAACAGGTTTTGTCCATCATGATTCCGAGGCTATATGTGTGGCCTCGTCATCATGACGTACCTCCGTTGGCTGGATCGTTTACCTCCCTGCGATCCAGCCAATTATTTTTGTAGCTAATGGATTGCTGGCTTCGATACATATAAAGTTTGGGCCAGACTTTTGCTTCAACAAATAT